AATAAATGGCAATAGATTACTCAAAGTATTTAACGGATGATCAAAAGAAAAAGCTGCTACAGGATCGTTTAGCACAATTCGCAGCTGAGGCATATCAACACTCAATCAATGCTCAAGTGGCCGATTCACTAGGTAATGATGAGGGCGTAGAAAATGCTACAGCCGCTCTATCGATCCTTGAGGCTGCTATCGATACACACGAGGCAGAGCTAAAGGGTTTGAAATAATCCGTAATGGAAACTAGCTATAACGGATACCCTGCCTCTAAAGATCCGGCAGAGATTAAAATAAAGTCCTACCCTGTAAAGGGTACGGATCGTAAGCTAAGGTGCGCCGAGAGTGTTGGGCCTCTCTTGGCGGCCTTTGCTTCCGAGTTTCATGAGCTGATCGAACCGATCGATGAGGGCGTTTTTGACGATTGGGGCTATGCCTATCGCATGGTGCGCGGAAATCAGACAAAGCTTTCATGCCACTCATCGGGAACAGCTATCGATCTAAACGCTACTAAGCATCCACTAGGAAAATACGACACTTTCCCGGCTGAGAAAATACCGATGATCCGAGCGCTGGCTAAAAAGTACGGCCTCAAGTGGGGCGGCGACTTTAAGAGCAGGCCGGACGATATGCACTTTGAGGTAGAGGTATCGGCTACTAAGGCTAAACAACTAATAGAAAAGTTAGGATTAAAAAATGAATAAAAAACAATTAGAAGCAGCAGCTAAATCATATGCACGAGCAGCGCTCGCATCTGTAGCAGCTTTGTATATGTCCGGTATTACTGATCCAAAAGTATTAGCTAATGCGTTTATCGCCGGCCTCGTAGGTCCGCTACTTAAAGCGGTACAACCAAGCGAGAAGCAATACGGCATAGGTTCTAAATGATCCGGGCCCTGATAGGGGCGATAGTGGGGACTATCCTCCTATCGGGGTGCGGTTACCAAGGATGGGTACGGTATGAGTGTCAAGAATACGAAAACTGGACAAAGCCTGAGTGCACTCCGCCTCAATGCGAAGTTACCGGGACCTGCACTAAGGACCTTATTACGACAGATGAGTAAAGAAAATAAGCGACTATCGCCTGAGGATATCCACGCTCGCCTCATATTCTTAATTGGCGCGGTACTCGCTCTTACCTTTTTTGTAATTACCGCAGGTGCCGTATACGCGCTCGTCTTTGTTACTCAGCCCGTAGGGGCTCAAGCTCCTAACGATCGAGACTTTATACAACTCCTACAAACCTTAGCCATATTCTTAACCGGTGCCCTTGGCGGTGTGTTAGCCGGTAACGGTCTAAAGTCTAAACCTAAGGAGCAGCCTAAGAGCGACACGCCAAACACGAATACGCTTTGATATCTGACAAAAAGCCCTCATACTGATACTACAAACGCTGAGAGGGCTACTCGGTTAGTAGCTTGATCGGCCTTAACAAAGGGCTAAGTAATGAATAGTTTAGATATATTGATCGGTTTGGCAGCCTGCGGTATGGGCTTTATGTTTATGGTAATCGGATACTCGATAGGCTTTAAGCACGGGCACGGCGAGGGCTTTGTACGTGGCCGCGCTATTGCTCAAGCTCTGAAAGATAAGGAGCTAATCTAATGGGATTTTTAGATAATTACGAGGATGTAAACGCTCGTATCAAGCGCTTTAGATTAGAGTTTCCATCCGGCAGGTTAGTCGCCTACATCGAGGACATCGATATTATTAAAGGCACGATCCTCGTAAAAGCCGAGGCATACCGAGAGTATGAGGATATGGTGCCAAGTGCCGTCGATTATGCTTTTGGCAACGTATCGACGTATCCAAACAATATGAAAAAATGGTTTATAGAGGACACAATTACCTCCGCGTATGGGCGCGTAATTGGGCTATTAACGCCAAGTGAGCACGCACGGCCTACGGTACAAGATATGCAAAAGGTAGAGACTTTACCGGCAGACTCGGATCCGTGGAGTACAAAAGCCTCGATCGAGGATATGGCTACGATGGCGAGTGGCATTTTAGAGATCGGTAAAAACTTAGGCGGTGAGTTAGTCGCTGAGCCTCCTCGATGTGCTCATGGCACGATGATATGGGCCGAGGGCACGGCCAAGGCAACGGGTAAACCGTGGGCCGCGTATAAGTGCACCGAACGCGTTAGAGCTAATCAATGTAACCCGTATTGGCACGTAATGGGATCGGATGGAAAATGGAAACCTCAAGTATGAGCGAGCTAACCTATATTAAAGACGGCCTAGCTACGACGATCCACGATAACGGCGAGATTACGGTCGTAGCTGCCAAACAATGCGACGAGTGCTTTAAGTGGCATAACACTTTAGGTGGTTTTGATGTGCGAGACGTAAGCGGCGAGGTAGTTTTATGGCTATGTGCACAATGCCGAGTTTAGTTAAAGTCATACTCGATCGTTCTCAGGAAATTACCGCTCATCAAAAAGGCTTAGAGCGTGCAATAGCCATAAACGCCGATCCGAGTGATACAAACCAATTTGGGCAACAATTTACTAATTACCATGAGTTTATATGGCAAAAGGCCGAGGCGTGTGGAGCTGAAACGGCCGTAGCTAACTATTTTGGTGATTACGCTTTTGTACCTAAGGTAAATACCTTTCATGATGAGGCAGATGTAGGGGCCAATATTGAGGTGAAATGGACTAAACACGCGACGGGACATCTCATCATACAAAATAGGCCAAACCCTAGGCCTAACGATGTAGCTGTATTAGTTACCGGATGGAGCCCGGTGTACGTGATATTGGGATGGATGCCGGTGCATATGGCTATGGTCCCTAAATATAAACACCCTTATCAAAATAACTACTGGGTGCCTCGATCTAATCTATTTGAGATGCAATACCTAAAGAGGTCAAACTATGGCGACGTATAAAACTAAGTGCCGGATATGTGCCAAGATGACCGATCATATAGAGCGTGTCGTAACCGATAACCTACCGCCTTACGTTAAGTCGCTCCAATGCGTTAAATGCGGTGTTATGGGTATTGTAATGATGGAGGACGTTAAAGATGATTAAAGTACTGGATCTATTTTGCGGTGCAGGTGGCGCTTCGATGGGCTATTACCGTGCAGGCTTTGAGGTTACAGGTATGGATATTAAGCACGGTAAGCGTTACCCGTTTAAGTACATACGTAAAGATGTAATGGAGTTACGTCCGGAGGATTTAGACGGATACGACCTTATCCACGCCTCGCCACCGTGTCAGACTTACAGTATTACTCAGCATCTACGTAAGGCTCAAGGTAAAAGCACGAGTAAAAAAGATTTACTCGCTCAAGTGCGCTCGCTACTCGTCGCATCCGGTAAACCATACATAATCGAAAACGTAAAAGGCGCACCCTTAATCGATGCGGTACAGATATGCGGCTCTGCGTTTGGGCTTAAGGTACGTAGGCATAGGCTATTTGAGTCTAATCTTGAGTTAAAGGGTACAGATTGCCATCATAGCCAACAGGGTAAACCCGTAGGTATATATGGCTCAATGCGTGACGAGATCCCGGGCGGTGGACATACAGCTAAAACAATGCCGGAGGCGTACGAGGCAATGGGTATCGATTGGATGATATGGGGCGAATTAGTCGAGGCTATTCCACCGGCTTATACGCACTATATTGGGATGCAGGTTAAACTATGAGTTATACACAGGCGTTATCCACATGTGTAAAAAAGGTGTGGGACACGCTGAAAGATACGCTCAATGTTGCAAGGTATTTGACTATAGGAGTACGCTCCATACTCGCAGGCGAGCCGCTGAGGCGGATAGCTCGCAGGCGTAGTTTGGTGCTTTTGGCCGGGCTATTGCTATTTACCAATATGCCTACAGCGGTAGCTATAAATAAATTAACAGACGTTAATAATTACAAACTCTATGCACATATGAAACTTAAAGATGCAAAAGAGTACAGATGCTTAGAGCTGTTATGGATGCGTGAGTCTAGATGGGATCCAAGAGCTGCTAACCCTAAGAGCTCAGCGTATGGAATACCACAGCTATTAAAGTTAAAGGTATTAGATCCATATCTACAGATAGATCTAGGACTTAAGTACATCAAACACAGGCACCTCACTCCATGCAAGGCACTCGATTACCATAATCGTAAGGGCCATTACTGATGGTGCACGGTAAGCACGACCCTAGACTCAGTAATAAGTACAAGAAACAAAGGCTCGTCGTACTAGCTAGGGACGGTTATACGTGTGTGTATTGTGGGCAGGATGCCACTACGGTAGATCACATAGTCAGCCTCAAAGCTGGAGGCGATCCGATTAGTTTGGAGAATATGGTGGCCTGCTGCTTCTAATTGTTTTTTATTCATTTTTTAATCCTAACTTTTCTATTAGTTGTTTAGCCTTAGTAGCCGATACCTCTACCTCAAAGTGCATATCGTCCGGCCTGCTCTTAAAGTCGCCGCCCCACTTGAGGCCGTACTTTTTAGCCAGCGCTCGGATCATCGGTATTTTCTCAGCCGGGAAAGTGTCGTATTTTCCTAGTGGATGCTTAGTAGCGTTTAGATCGATAGCTGTTCCCGATGAGTGGCATGAAAGCTTTGTCTGATTTCCGCGCACCATGCGATAGGCATAGCCCCAATCGTCAAAAACGCCCTCATCGATCGGTTCGATCAGCTCATGAAACTCGGAAGCAAAGGCCGCCAAGAGAGGCCCAACACTCTCGGCGCACCTTAGCTTACGATCCGTACCCTTTACAGGGTAGGACTTTATTTTAATCTCTGCCGGATCTTTAGAGGCAGGGTATCCGTTATAGCTAGTTTCCATTACGGATTATTTCAAACCCTTTAGCTCTGCCTCGTGTGTATCGATAGCAGCCTCAAGGATCGATAGAGCGGCTGTAGCATTTTCTACGCCCTCATCATTACCTAGTGAATCGGCCACTTGAGCATTGATTGAGTGTTGATATGCCTCAGCTGCGAATTGTGCTAAACGATCCTGTAGCAGCTTTTTCTTTTGATCATCCGTTAAATACTTTGAGTAATCTATTGCCATTTATT